TATGTACAGCAAAATAATTTTTTTTTTTGTAACCCCATATCCCCCGTATAAATTTTATTTTTTTTTTATTTATTTTATGCTTGCTTCATTTCCGCTTTTTCTATTGTGACATGTAGCACACATGCTTTGCCAATTGTCACTGTTCCAAAACTCACCACCTAATCTAACTGGCTGTATATGATCTACTACTGTAGCAAGTTTATTACATACTACGCAAAGAGGGTTGTTTTTTATAAATGCTAAACGTGCCTTCCTCCATCTTCTAGAATTATATCTAGGCTCCTTGTATGTACGCTCACTCATATCTTTCTTCTTACTCCAATAAGCGGGCGTTGCTTTCTTATTTAGTCTTGGCATAATATCTATTGTATAGTTCTTTATCAGTCCACTTACATACAGCAATGCTGTATAAATATTTGTAGGGTACTAAAATAATTACGCTACCTCTACCTTTTACGCTGCGTGTATGCCAATCACCACGCTGTATTGTCTTACCATTATTCTCTATATATCTTAATACACATTCGCCAGCTACCTCATTACGATCTACCCATAACCAACCAATGGGCGAAGCAATTACAATAAAGTCAGCTCTGCCAAACAAAGAGCCACGTAACCCGTTATTGTTTCTTATCTCTAACCATCTGTGAGTTCTTGAGTATTCTTTATCTTTCTTTTGTATTCTGCTAGCACCTTTAACGTCAATTGTCTTTGCTAAACCATTGATGCTACAAACTATATCAATGTGTTCAGAGCTATCTATAATATCATCTGTAAAAGTTACATGCATCTTACGTTCTCTACATAACTGTACTATTCTATGTTCAGACCAGTTACGCCTCATCTTTACCATATAATTCTTTATACCTCTTTCTTTTTAGGTCTGCCATGCTTTGGGGTTGATAATTTACCTTCTGACCTTCTGCAAGTCCACGCTCTATGCTTTTATATGTATGCATATCTTCTAAAACTTTTGCACGTTGATTACCTTCATAATGTCTTATAGCTTCTTCTATCTCTGCTAACTTTAAACGCTCGTAGAACTTGCCGTACTGCCCTCGCTTCATCCTATCACATATTAATCTAAACTCCTCAATCGTTAAGATCGGATAGCCTTCTATAATTGCTTCAACTGTATATATAATATCTTCGTCTGTAGTTAGTGTACGCTTTGCATCTACAAACTGGCACAAGTCCATAACTAAAGCGCATAATATTTGTTTAGTTTGTTGAGGTTGTACTCTGAGCGCTTTACGCACGTTTAAGCCTTCTTTAAAAGCTTCTTTGGGTGTGTACTTAACTATTCCCCTCGTTGAAATAGTTTCTAAGGCGTTCGCCACTAATTTTTGTTCTGTCAAATCCGTTTGCATTGTTATTTATTTTATATTCTTCACTTCTTCTAATCCAGTTACGAGCTGCTGCTTTCCAATTTATTATTGGCTTGCCTTTGCCTTGCTTCCATCCGTTGCTCTCGTAATAGTCGTAAAACTTGTTTGCTTCTTTTTCTGTACTACCCGCTTCTATAAAAGCATCTACTACAACCATATTATTTACGGGAGTACGTTCTCTATTTGTTTTTTTAGTTTGTTTTTGTATATTGATATTAGTAGGCCGTAAAATATACGGTTGCTCTATCGCAGAATTTACGGGTACATCTTCGCAAAAGTTGCTATTTGCTAACCGTAAAAAACGCTGGTAAGATCCTTCTATTTTCTTTTTAGTCCTTACAATTATTCCTTGCTTTACTAGTTTGCTTATAGACTTTTCTACTGAGCTTAGGCTAGCTTGTGTAAACTCTGCTAGGTGTTCATTACTTACAAAACATTCTAAGCCGTTATTACTAAAGCTATGTACTTCTAAAACTATTAGCTTATCAGTCCAGGTTAACCCCTTCTCTAAATAAAGTTTTTTAGGTATCCATACACCCTTAAATTCTCTATTCATAGTAATTGAAGTTGATTTACGTTTTGCTTTTTAATTATGCCTAATGCAGTTTCTAATATTGTTTTGCCAGCTTCATAGTCGACTAAGTTTCTAGCTATTTTATCTAATCTTTGTTTACCATTATACTGTCTAAAATTGTAATCGTGGAACTGACACCATTTAGTTACCTCATCTTTACCTTCCATTATAGAAGCGTTTCTTGATGTTAAAATATTTGGTAGGTTAAAATTAGTCCAATATAAATGCCTACCTCTTTTTTTAGCTGGTATTAAAGGCTCATAATACGGTATTACATTTTCTACAACATATTTACCATCAAACCATTTTTCTAAAAAAATTATCTCTTCATATAGTTTCATATCGGGAAAGCTTGCAGTAGTAGTTTCTCTCCTTGCAAAACGTGCTTTACTATGTGTTGGGCATGGTGGGCTGCTCCAAATAAATTCAAAATCTTTGTAATGATCTAATAAATACTTGTGAGCATCTGCTACTATCACTTTATCGTTTGGAAATCGTTTTTTATAAAGTATTGCTAATTCTTCATCTAACTCTACAGCAGTTACTTCTATATCTGCTACTTCATCCCACTTGTATCTGTTCCCACCCAAGGAAGAATATAAATTTAAGAGCTTCATAATACGCCGTTCTTTCGTAGCATTTCTACAATCTCGCAAAAGTCATCTAACTGTATAGCTACTATAGGTGGCCTTCTATTTAGCTTATGTACTACTATCTTGTACTTTCCTTCTATAGGCATCATTTCCTCAAGTACATCATGTAAGTACTTACCGGTTTCAACTGCTTTACATTGCACTATAAAAGGCGATGTTTCGTCGGGCATAAGATCTATACCATTATCATCATAGTACTTACCGTAGTAGCTGCTTCTCTTTGGCTCAGTGCCTAATGCTTCGCCAAGTATCTTAGCAGCTTTTAGCTCCCACTTTTTACCCTTTATTCTGCTATTGATACCCATAACTTATATAGCCCAGCTTGGCACATCTAAATCAAAGTAACCAAAAGTACTAGCTTGATCGTAGCCAGTTGCTTCGCCGTTCCATGTCTTAAAACTTTTAAGTAGTTCTTCTAGCTCTTGCTTACCTCTATCTAATATCTGTGGTGTAAGCTTATAGCAAGTAACTACATAGGGGCTTGTTTTTTCTAGTGCTATGATCCAATGCTCTTTTATCTCATGGCCTAGAGTTTCTTCTAAAA